ATGTGCCGGATTCTGCTTCGTTGTCCGTCGGGTAAACTATCGTTGTACCGTCCGAACCGCCTTCCAGGTCGATTTGAACTTCGTTAAATTGCGCGCCGACGGAAATGTCGGGCGTTGTGCCGGTTTCCGTATAGATAACGCTTCCGGCGTCGCTGTTGCCTTCCAGGGTGATTTCTATGTCCGCACTTTCGAAGCCGACTTCAATGTTCGGATATGTGCCACACTCAAATTCGCCGCAAAAGGTATAAACGAAAGTCTGGTAATCAGACTGCGAATATAAAGTCAGCGTGATTCCGTTCTGAAATACCATGTAATCAAAACGGGAACGCGCGTTTTTAATTCTGTTTAAATATTGCAAGAATTCACCGATTGACGTTTGTGTCACTTCGGTTCCGACCGCAATTCTGAAATGGAACGGTTCGCCGGCGTAAGTGTACCATTCTTCGACCGATGTGTTTTCGTTGCCGAATACAATATCAATCATTTCTTCCATCGCCTGACGGGTTCCAAGTTTCGTGTACCAATAAATCGAATTTAGAATCAATTTTCGTTTTACTTCTGGATCAAGATCCGAATTATAAAAAAGAACACGATTTTCGACGGCCAGGAAGTCCAGCTTATCGTCGGAAACGTGTTCTAAATCCGCCCAAATAATCACACGGGCGATTTTGTCAATATACTTCTTTTTCTGGCGGTCGAACGCGTAGGCCAGCGCCCTTCGTTCAACCGTCTTCATTTCAGCCGGAAGCGCGTCTTCTGTCCGGTAATCTTTAAGACTAATCATCTTCTACACCGCCATAAACAAATTCAACTTCTGATTCGATGGCGATTGACGTTTCAGGAATTCTTGTAAACACTGGCGATTCGATGGCGACGCGCTTTCCACCGGCGGCCCTGACAAACTCTGTTAATGCGTCCGGGTTTATGTCGCGGCCGATTTTTGTCTTTTGCCAGTTCAAATATGTTTCCTTTGCGCCTTCTATGCTATCCTGAATAGAAGCAATATTGTTTATATCGCTTCGCGCGATGTAATATGTCGCTTTTAACTTAAAATTCACAACATCAGGCGGCGCCACCTGGTCGTTATCCGTCAAAGGAATAATCGGATTTTCTTTCAAATAAGACAAAACGCCGTCGCAAAATGTTTGTGAAGGGATTTCGCCGCCTTTCAGAAGAATTCGAATATCAACGATTGCTTCTTCCGGTTCGTGAATCTTTACGTCTTCAATAGCGGCGCTGTTGTACTGTTTCACCCAGTATTCGTATGCGTCCGCCGGGCCGGCTGTTGAATAGGACGAAGGCGCCAGGAAGATTCGTTCCCTGAAACTTTCTTCTGATTCTTCGCCGGTGCCGCCTTCTGATTTTGTAATGTTAGTCACTGCGGCCACATACGGAACCGGATCGACAATCGTTGTAATCTGACCGATAATGTAATCATTTCCAACGGTTCCGACCGTCTGGCACGTGCAAGGAATATCAACGTATTCTGTACCGGCGGAAATTTCCGCGTATTCGTCGGTTTCAAAATATATCGCGTCGCCAGCTGTGATTCTGGTTCCGGCCGGAATGTAAACGACGTCCTTTCTTACGCCGGACAATGTAAATCGCGCCGTTAAAATTGCCGCTTTGGGCTGGTCTATGAATGTTTTTTTGAAGGCGCCCAGGTGCTTTAGAAAATCGCCTTTTGAATATTTCAAAAGATTCATTTTTGCGGAATCGTCCAGTTTCAAATACATCTGGTAATACTGCGCGGCTTCGATTCTTATGTGTATATGTTCCTGATCGCCAGGACGCAAGGTTTTTTTCTGTCCGGTCTGTTCTTCGTAAAACTTTTCATAATCTGAAATCATTTCTTCCAGGATTTCGTCGAACGTTATGTCGTCTATAAAAGAAATTTCCGGCAAATCATAAAGTTTTTGAATTTCATTCGCCATTGTATGTCAACACCACCTTCGGAACAAGATTTCCGTCCGCGCCGGTTGAAACGAAATTCACTTCTTCAACCGAAAGACGGTCTTCAAAATTTTCTATACATTCGATCGCGCTGATCGTGTATAAGTTTCTTGCGATATATTCCGGCTGTGAAATCACGTCCGGATCAATCCCTATATCGCGATTCATCGGGATTGTGCCTTTCAGGCATGAAAGAAGAAAGAAGGCCTTGTCAAGTAGTTCCTGACGAAGCCTTGTTTCATAAACGCTATTTATTACAATTTGTACGCCATCTATTACGAGCATTTCAATCACCGCCTTAATGATATTCCGAAGCTGTCACGGAAATGCTACATGAAACCAATTCGCCGCGGTTCCATACTTCATCAAAAACCGCGTCCACGCTGTCAATCGTCCAGCTTCCATCGCCCATCTTTTTTCCACCCAGGACGAACGAACACACCTTTCCGTTTTCGCAATATCTGATTATTTTTTCTTTCATCGTCCACGGTCTGACGCCGTGGCCGGCTTTCAGTTTCATTTCGAAAGATACGTCTTGATTGTTCGGGCCTTCGAATTCGCGTTCCGGTTTCTTTCTGTAACGCTTATGATCTGAATAACTGGCCGAAGCCGCTTGTTTCATGTTGTTAAAATTACAAATTCTTTTGTCGCTGGTTTCGAAGATAATATCGCCGAAATATCCAATCATTTATTTTCACCGCCTTTATGTCGGGTACGTGCCATCGACTGACAAATTCCCTTTTATGTGAACATCACCGGAAGTCGTAATTTTCGACGCGGTGATTGAATTCGTCGTGACAGCGCCTTTCACTTTCAACTTTCCTTCAATCGTCAAATCGCCGACAATATTCAAATTTTCGACCTGAACGTTATCGCTTACAATGTCAAGCTGTTTTGTTTCTCTGTCGTATCGAATATAACTTCCGTCGCCGAAATCCTTTCGCCAGATTCCCTTTTTTCCTTCTGGCGGCCGATTGCCGTTTGTGTATGGCGGAACAAGAATCATTCCGGTTGTGCTGTCGTTCGGAAGGTGGATCACATAAACCAATGTGTCATTTTCCGGCGGATCGTATTCGTTAGAAGCAAAAGGAAAGAAGGGCGAAACTACATTGTCCCGATCCTTATAAACGACTTGTGCCGTTCCTTCTTCGTAATTGACCGCCGAAATATATCCAACTCTTACTATATCGTGCATATTCCGCCCCCTTATCCTGGTATTGTCAGAACGGTTCCAGGATAAATCCAGTGACCGTTGCTTGACGAAGATTTTCCGCGCGATTTTGCGGCCGATTCAATAGTTCCCGAATTCGCATTGTATATTTGCATATATTTAGCGCCGGAACCTAATTGTTTTGTACTGATCTTCCACAAGGTATCGCCCGAAACGATTGTGTATGTTTTGGAAGCTGTCGAAGAAGAAGCGGCTTTTTTAACAGTGTCGCCCGATTGTACTGTCGCGACCGTTACGCCCTTGACGATAATACAAAGGTGCATTTCCAGGGTGCAAGTGTACCCGGAACCGGCGTCTTTTGTATGCGTCACGCTATCAATATAATATTTGCCGTCTAGCTTCCCGAACCCGGACACTTTTACACATTTACTTGATATGTATTTCGTGTCACCTTTTACGGTTACGCTCATGGTCTGACACGCTCTGTTATGCTCTAACAGTTTCGCTTTTGCCTTAACTTCTGCGTCCTGAAGGCTGGAAGCCTTTTCGTTCAGCTTCAAAATTCGTGTTCCTTCTTTCAACATAAATTTGTAAGACAAAGTTTTATTTGCGATTCCGTCGGTATAACTAATCGAAACGCCGTCATATTGCCGCGTCATGCCCTTTATAATCGAATAGCTTTCCACATCTGCGCGCCTGATTGTCAGGCTTGCGTCTTTCTTTTCATATTCCACCTGGTCGAATACCACGATTTTTCTGTTATACAATTTCATAGCCAGATTGTACGAACTGCATAACTGGAAGGCGAAATTCACGTCTTCCTGGTCTGATTGTTCGATTTCGTCTATGGTGTAATCCTGGCCCGAAAAATATAGGCCTATTCCGGCGGAACTTGCCATCGAAGAAAGAATTCCTTTGACGGTTGTTTTTTGCCAGGTTTTATTTTTCTTCGTGACATTAAAATCTGTATTGATCGGCGTTGAAATTCCGCCGATGGAAGCCGTCGAAGGCGGCCCGGAAAAACTCAAATCATCAATCAGGAAATATCCGCAATCAAAAACCCGGTTGTCGCCTTCTTTGTTCCAATTTGTTAATTTAATAATTGTTTTTACTGAATCACCCTGAACCGGAATCCAGCTTCCCGACCACTTTCCGCTTTTGTTATTTAGCTTCAAAGTCACCGTGTCGGCCGTTCCGCTGGCGTTGTCTACATACGAAAATCCTTCGATGTAGTCCGTAATGGTTTTGGTTATGTCTTTATCGTTATATTTTACTATAACGGACGATTGCCGCGCCTTCATGGCTTACAATCTCCATTCTGGGACGTCTTCTTCGATTTCTTCCGGCATTTCTGGAATATATACCTTTGTGCCGGCCGAAAAAACGAAAATATCCAACAAGTCCGGGTTATTCTGTAAAAGAAGGCCGATGTATTTCACGTCGCCATAAAAATTATAAGCGATTGAATCCCACATATCGCCTTGAACGGTCGTATAATATCGGTTTTCGTCCATACATTCAGCCCCCTTCTACGCGAACGAAGTTCTTCTATTCTGCCGCTGGTATTCCGCCATCATAGCGTTAAATTTCTCCTGGGACATTTCAAGCGCGGATTGTACGTCTTCCTTGCTTGCGTTGCCCTGAATAGTGATCTGCGGTGAAAATACGATCTTTTGTGAATCGTTCGAAGTATTCTGTTCGCTTGATTTGTTCACGGTGTTATTATTTGTTACGGTGTTGTAGAGTTGCTTTGTCACTGAATCGACCGTTTGGCCGGACGACATTGTTCCGGTTAGCTGTTTGATCTTTTCAAACATGGCCGCGGCGCTGTCTGGCTGTTTGCCAATTACGCCGGCGACAACCGTT